TGGCACACTGGGTGAGCTACGTGTACGATATTGTTGTAAGTTTAGTGAGCCTGTGCTCGCTGCGTCGCAGGTGGTGGGTGGTGTTGCCCATTTTTCGTCTTTGGTTTCGACCACGACGAATAACTTGGCCGGTATGGCCTTGCAGGCTGGTTACACTCCAACATTGGGGGGTATCACAGCTGCGGGGAATACGGTCACGTTTCCGGCCAATATCCCTGGTAACTATCTGCTCGTTCTGGCTATACAGGCGGGCACATCGGTTTCAGCTATTGGGTTTGGATCTTTTGGTGGAGGTGCTTCGGCGCTTAACCTGCTTTCGAGCGGGAATGCTCGGGATGCTATCTACAGTGTGGGTAGTCTCTCGGGTACCACCACGAGTCCAGCGATGATCATGTCATCATGCAGCGTGACCGCTGCTGGTGGCACAGTTGTCTACAACCCTGGGACCATTGTGACTAGTGGTACCACGGCTGGAGATCTCTGGGTGATTTCGCTTCCGGTTTCGGTGCTGACAGCTCCAGAGCCTGTGCAGGACGGTGAGGACCGTGTTGCACGACTTGAGGAGATGGTTCAGCGTTTGGCGGGTCTCTTATCTCCTCCTTTTGCTCAGCGCAGTGCAAGCTGCGTGACGGCGGAGGAAGCGGAGGAGATCAAGCGGCAGGATGGTAAGACTGCTGCGGATTCGGGTGATGAACTCGGATCTTCAGTGCATATTCCGCGTGGGCTGCTAAGTCAGTTCATGCGGGGCTCCACAAAGTAGGATCGCCACACACCTGAGGGTGTGCCTGCAATGTGTGTTTTGCCTTTATGTGTACCTGTTTCCAGGGTGATGGGCCCTTTTTTCTCTCCCATCAAAATCACATACTGAAACCCCAAAAGTTCCGTAATTCCGTATCCATTGAAGACCGGCTGAGTGGTCACTCGGCGGCATAAGACCAGTGGAGGTTGGTATCTACTATCGAAGGTAGGTGTGTGTGTGGTGGTAGGAGTTTAGCTTATCATCCTAGTGCAACCGGCTGTAAGAGGTTTTTCGTACTAAGCGTGCTTTCCTCCGACAGTTGTGTCACTGCCATTAGCGACAAATGGCATTCCCATGCGTAAGACCCTCAATGTGGGCGTGTGTCGTAGCGAAGCTACGATCCGTATAAATAAAGGAATGTATCCATCAATATCGT